CTACCGTGCCGGAGCCGTGTTCGAGCGCCGTGACGAGAAGCGCATCCTGGCCTTGTACCTGCTGCGCCGTCAGCAGAAGGTCGAGCCGCGCTTTGGCATGGCCGACACCGTGCGCAGCGTGGCACTGCGGGAGTACCAGCGGCAGATGGAACGGGCGCTGCGGGAAGAGCTGACGAAGGGCTGATCAGTGCGTCGGAACACTGAAAGTCGATAGCGCTGAAACGCGTCAGAAAGGCCTTAGAGCGGCTTTGCGCTGCAGGCGTCACCGACTATTGCCAGGGCCGCAATCGTGCCTCTGGCGACGATTAACGGGTCCTCCCTGGCCATCTGAAGCGCGGGGGCCGCGCGCAGCGCGTCGCTTGCCTAGCGTCAGAGCCGCAAACAGGTTGCCAGTTTCCACCCAGGTTTCCACCCGTATTCATGCCGAGGTGATCCATCCATGACGGTTAACTGATCCGAGCAGCCCGGAGGAATGCGATGGGACTGTCCGTCCGGGCCTATGCCCAACACCGTGGCGTGAGCCACACCGCTGTGGCCAAGGCCATCAAGGCCGGGCGCATCAGCGTCGAGCCCGACGGCACCATTGACCCGGCCAAGGCCGACGCCCAGTGGGCGCGTAACACGCTGCCGTCACAGAGCCTGAACATCGGTGCCAAGAGGCCTGCGGCCAAGGTGGAAACCCCGCCGGTTTCCACCCCGGTTTCCACCCCGCCGTTGGAAACCCGGGCTGCCGCACCTGACTACCAGACCAGCCGCGCCATCCGCGAGGCCTATGCCGCGCGCCTGGCCAAACTCGAATTTGAAGAACGCACGGGCAAGCTGCTCAACGCCGACGAGGTGAAGGTCAAGTACTTCAACCTTGCGCGTCTGCTGCGTGACCGCATCCAGCAGATTCCCCGCAAGGTCGCCCCGCAGATCGTGGCGGCCGTGGTCGCACAACCCGATCAGCGCGTGGTGGAGGACCTGCTGATGGAGGCGATCCGCGAAGCCCTGGAGGAACTCTCACGATGACCGTCACCCCTGCTATGGCCAGCCGCATCGAGCTGTGGCCACTGGATCGGCTCAAGCCTTACGCCAAAAATGCGCGCACCCACTCGGATGCGCAGATAGCCCAGATCGCCGCCAGCATTGTCGAGTTTGGCTTTACCGCGCCGATCCTGGTGTCGGAGGACGGCGGCATTCTCGCTGGTCATGGTCGCTTGGCGGCTGCGCAGAAACTCGCGCTCGACGTCGTGCCGGTCGTCGTCCTCGACCATCTCACCCCCACGCAGCGCCGCGCCTACATCCTCGCCGACAATGCGCTTGCCCAAGCTGCAGGGTGGGATGAGGAGTTGCTGGCGGCCGAGTTGGCCGAGCTGTCTGCTGCCGGTTTCGATCTGTCGCTCACGGGCTTCAGCGACGACGAGTTGGCCAGCCTGCTTGATGATGCCGATCCGGGCGACGAAACAAATCCGCCCATGGGCGGATTTACCGAAAGCACCGACGAGGACATCCCGGAGGCGCCCGCCACCCCGGTCAGCCGAGCTGGCGACATCTGGCAACTGGGTGCGCATCGCCTGATCTGCGGCGACTCGACCGATCCGGCCGTGGGCGCCGCGCTGATGGCGGGCGACCAGGCGAGCCTGTGCTTCACCAGCCCACCCTATGGCCAGCAGCGTAACTACACGCAAGGCATCGCCGACTGGGATGCGCTGATGCGCGGTGTCTTCGCCAACCTGCCGATGGCCAACGACGGCCAAGTGCTGGTGAACCTCGGCTTGACCCACCGCGACAACGAAGTGATCCCGTACTGGGACGGCTGGCTTGCCTGGATGCGAACCCAAGGCTGGCGGCGTTTTGGCTGGTACGTCTGGGACCAGGGACCGGGCTTGCCGGGTGACTGGGCCGGGCGTTTCGCACCCGCCTTCGAGTTCATCTTCCACTTCAACCGCCAGAGCAGGAAGCCCAACAAGATCGTACCGTGCAAGTACGCCGGACAGGACACGCACCTGCGCGCCGATGGCTCATCGACGGCGATGCGCGGCAAGGATGGTGAAGTCGGTGGCTGGACCCATGCCGGGCAGCCCACGCAGGACTTCCGCATTCCGGACAGCGTGATCCGCATCATGCGTCACAAGGGCAAGATCGGTCGGGACATCGACCATCCGGCGGTGTTTCCGGTGGCGCTGCCCGAGCACATCTTGCTGGCGTACTCGGACCCGGGTGATGTCGTCTTCGAGCCCTTCGGGGGCTCCGGCACCACGATCCTGGCCGCCCAGAAGACTGGACGCCAGGCCCGCGCCATCGAACTGGCCCCGCAATACACCGACGTGGCGATCAAGCGCTTCCAACAAAACCATCCCGACATCCCGGTGACCTTGCTGGCGACCGGACAGACCTTTGCCGAGGTCGAACAAGCACGCCAAACAGAGCGATTGGAGACGGCAGATGCAGATGAATGAGATCAAGTTCGAGCACTGGCAGACCAGCCGGCTGTTGCCGTATGCCAGAAACCCCAGGAAGAACGATCACGTCGTTGATCAGATGGCGGCGGCAATTACCGAGTTTGGGTTTCGCATCCCGATCATCGCCAGGAGCACGGGCGAGGTGGTCGACGGCCATCTGCGTCTCAAGGCTGCTTTGCGACTGGGGCTGGAGACGGTGCCGGTGATCCTGGCCGATGACCTGACGCCAGCGCAGATCAAGGCGTTTCGCATCCTGGCCAACCGCTCGGCCACCTGGGCAGACTGGGACGAGGACCTGCTGCGTCTCGAACTCGAAGAGCTCAAGCTAGACGACTTCGACCTGGCGCTCACCGGCTTCGATGCCGACGAGTTGCTGGAAATCATGGCCGGCGAGGAGACCACCACCGAGGGCAACACCGACGAGGATGCCGCCCCCGAGGTGCCGGTCAGACCGGTCTCCAAACCCGGCGATGTCTGGATCATGGGCCAGCACCGGCTGCTTTGTGGCGATGCGACCGATCCGGCAAGTTACGACACGCTGCTGGGCACCGAGCGGGTGGCGATGATCTTTCAAGATCCGCCGTACAACGTGGACTATGCCAACAGTCCCAAGGACAAGCTGCGCGGCAAGCACCGACCTATTCTGAACGACAACCTGGGCGAAGGCTTTCAGGCCTTCCTGCTTGCCGCACTCAAGCCTGCGCTACAGCGGTGCGACGGTGCAATCTACATCGCCATGTCCTCCAGCGAACTCGACACACTGCAAGCGGCTTTCCGCGCCGCCGGCGGCAAGTGGTCGACCTTCATCATCTGGGCCAAGCACACCTTCACGCTCGGGCATGCCGACTACCAGCGCCAGTATGAGCCCATCCTCTACGGTTGGCGTGAGGGGGCTAATCGGCACTGGTGCGGTGATCGTGACCAGGGCGACGTGTGGGAGATCAAGAAGCCCGCGAAGAATGCCTTGCACCCGACCCAGAAGCCGGTGGAGGTGCCTGAGCGCGCGATTCGTAATTCCAGTCGTCCGGGCAGTCTTGTTTTGGACTGCTTCGGCGGTTCGGGTAGCACGCTGATTGCCTGCGAGAGGACGGGCCGCGTTTGTCGGGTCATGGAACTCGATCCGAAGTATTGCGACGTTATTGTTCGCCGCTGGCAAGACTGGACCGGACAGAAGGCGCAGCGCGCCGACGATGGCTTGCTGTTCGATGAGCTGGCGAGCGATCAGCCCCTCGAGGCAGGGATGATCGACTGAAGGTCGTAAGGCAGGGTGTGGTCCAGGTCCGGTACCGCATGCCAAGCCCCGGCGTGGCGAGATCTGGCGTGGAAAAGGCATGGCATGGAATCCACGCCCGGGAAGCTGAGGAGGCAAGATGAAGCAGTCGCGCTGGATGTCGCTGCTGGAAGCCGTGACCAATGTGCTGGTCGGCTATGGCGTGGCGGTGGCAACCCAGTGGCTGGTGTTTCCGCTCTTCGGTCTGCACGCCACGCTGCAGGAGAAGTTGGTGATCGGACTCGTTTTCACCGTGGTCTCCCTGATTCGAGGCTACCTGCTGCGCAGGGTGTTTGAGGCGCTGCGCGTGCGTCAGCTGTCCGCAAACTCGGGGTAAAGGTCGCCGCTGCTGATGTCGGCGACATAGCTGACTTGGCTGAATTCGCCGGGTGCCTCAGCCAGGATGACACCGCCGACTGACTGGATCGCAATGCCGTACTTGCGGGTGAGTTCCGTCAGTTCGGCGATGAACTGGTCGTAGTTGGCTTCGAGTTGTGGGGTGGTGGAGAGCGCGGCCACGTTGTGCTCCTCACGCCGCCAGAGACTCTTCGACGATCTCGCAGTGGATCACGAAGCCCGTCAGGTAGGGCAGGCCCTTGGGGATGCCGTACTGTTTGCTGGTGCTGCGGCCAATCGTCCAGCCCATCCAGCGTTGCGTGGCCTGCGCGATGGCGTCGGCCAAGGAGGCACCAGCGTAAAGACCGTTTTGCACGTCGTCAGCAAAGTGGCGACCGTGGCGGCTGTCTAGGAAGGTGCGGACCGACTCGAGCGGCTGGCAGGTGGCATCCGAGATCGCAGTCATGGCCAGCGGCCAGGCGGCTTCGGCGTGCTCGGCCATGGTGCCAAAAAACCCGAAGTCGGTGACGGTCGGGGCGGGGATCTGGGTGGTGGTGTTCATCTCTGGCTCCTGGTCGTTGATCGTTGCGACACCCGTAGTAACGCGCTGTTCGAGATGGAAGCCAAGCGTCTGTTCGATCTTTTTTGCGCTTGGCTCGGGGTTCCTTATTCCATCGTGTCGGCGCGCACCAGTTCCGCCTGGGCGCTGGCGATCAGGTCC